GAGCGGCGGCAATACCTATTCCAAGTCCCGCGTCGTGAACAAGGGGTAAGTCATGCTTCAGCAATCGACGGCGCGGAACTTGATGGTGTTTCTGACCGACTCTGCCGACCATGTGACCGGCAAGACGGGCGCAACGCTTACCATCGCGTTGTCCAAGAACGGCGCGGCTTTTGCGTCTGTTTCGCCTACGGTCACGGAGCGCGGCGACGGGTGGTATAGCCTTGCCCTGACCTCGGGCAACACCGACACGCTTGGCGACTTGGTGTTCCACATTACCGCCTCGGGCGCCGATCCGATTGACTTGCGCGAACAAGTATTTGCCGCCCTCCCTGGCAGTTCGGTCACGGTGTCAAGCATTGCCAACGACGCCATCACCGCGGCGTCCATTGCCACCAGCGCCATAACCGACATCCAGAGCGGCCTTGCGACGGCGGCCGACCTGACGGCGGTGAAGGCCAAGACGGACTCGCTCACCTTCACGGTTGCAGGTCAGGTAGACGCCAACATCCAGTACGTCAACGACGTGCAGGTTGTCGGCACCGGCTCTGCCGGCAACGAGTGGGGGCCGCTGTAATGGCTTTCCTTTTTAAGACGTGGGGTAATTCCTGGGCGACGTCTTGGGGTAACTCTTGGGGCGGCGGTGTGGTTCCCCCACCCGTTGCAGTTGATATAAACTTGATCCGGTTGCGTTCCTTCACAGAACGCAGGAGAATCTGACTATGGCCATCAATCTCAAGGCGATCACTTCCTGCATCGGGTACCAGCAGATCACTTCGCTGTCCGGTGCGGTTTCGCTCACCGTCCCCACGCGGGACGCTAACGGGCTGTCGGCCAAGCCGACGCTTGCCATCATCACGCCCGAAGGCGCCGGCGTCCGTTGGCGCGATGACGGCACCGACCCGACTACAACGGTCGGCATGCCGCTGGCTTCTGGTGTGACTTTGCAGTATGACGGGGATCTCTCGCGGATTCGCTTCATCCAGCAGACCGCCAGCGCCATCCTCAACATCAGCTACTACGCTTAAGGGTGCATCATGCCTAGCATAGCCAACGAAACCGCCGCTTTTGACCCGGTGGATTACTACACCCGGCAGCTTCCGCTGGACTTGGCTCGTCTGACCGAACTGCGCGACGAGCTGCGCAAGCGCCAGGGCGCAATCACCGCCGTTGACGATGCGCTGAAAGACCGTGAGGCGGCGGCGGCGGAGCTTGCCGAAGCCAAGGAGCAGGCGGCCAAACTGGTCGCTGACGCCAAGGCCGCGGATGCCAAGAGCAAGGCGAAGGCCGCTGAACTGGACGCGCGCGCGAAGGAGCTTGACCGTACCGAGGCTGACGCCCGTGCGGTGCTTGTTTCACGTGAAACCGCGGCCGCCGGCCGAGAGCGCGATGTCGCTGCCCGAGAGTCCGCCGCCGCCGCCAAGGAACAGGCGCTTGCCGATGCGGCATCCAAGCTTGACGCCGAGCGCACGGCCTTCAACGCCAAGGTCGCGTCCTTCCAGGACATGGCCGCCCGAATGAAGGCTTGACACTTTTTCGCCACAGCGTATGCTGTAACCCGTACTGGCCCGGTTGACCAGGGATTCGCAAGGATCACGCATGTCCGAAAATGAAGCTGTAGCGGGGGAAGTTCCCGCGCTGGAACCGGAAGTCACGGCGACCCCGGAACCCGAAGGTGCTGCCCCTGCGGCGGCAAAGCCGGAAGAAACACCTGCCTCCAAGACCTTTACCCAAGAGGAACTGGACGCGGCGGTAGGTAAGAGGCTTGCGCGTGAACGGCGCAAGTGGGAACGCGAACAGGCGGTGAAGGCACCCGAGGCTCCCCGAGCCGACGCGCCGTTGCCGCCCAAGGACGAGGATCCCGAGGCGTATGCGGAGGCTCTGGCCGAACGCAAAGCCGCGGAACTTCTCGCCCAACGCGAGGCTGAACGCGAACGCATTGACCGGCTTTCGGCGTATCAGGAGCGTGAGGAATCGGCGCGGGATAAGTACGACGACTTCGAGCAAGTCGCCTACAACCCTTCGCTGCGAATCACGACCGTGATGGCCGAGACGATTCAAGCGTCCGATGTCGGCCCCGATGTGGCCTACTACCTTGGGTCTAACCCCCAGGAAGCAGACCGTATCTCCCGCTTGGCACCGTTTCTGCAAGCCAAAGAGATTGGGCGAATTGAGGCGAAGTTGGCTGACAACCCCGCCCCGGTTCGCAAGACGACTAGTGCGCCACCCCCCATCACGCCGGTAACGGCGCGGACGACAGGTGCGCCGGCAAGAGACACGACCGACCCTCGCTCCATCAAGGACATGAGTACGTCGGAGTGGATTGCAGCCGAGCGCCTGCGGCAGCAGAAGATGTGGGAAGCGCGGAACCGCTAACCCTTACTTTCGGAGACATCCGTGGCCAATTCACTGCTTACCATCGACATGATCACCCGCAAGGCTCTTGAGATCCTTGAGAACAATCTGGTGATCACCCGCAACGTCAACCGCCAGTACGACGATTCGTTCGCCGTCGAAGGCGCCAAGATCGGCTCGACCCTGCGCATCCGTCTCCCGGATCGTGCGCTGGTGACGGACGGTGCTGCCCTCCAGGTGCAGTCCGACAACGAGCAGTTCACCTCGCTCACCGTGTCCAGCCAGAAGCACGTCGGCGTGAACTTCACGTCCGCTGAGCTTGCGCTGTCGTTGGACGACTTCGCGGAGCGCGTCCTCAAGCCGCGTATCTCGCAGCTTGCGTCGAGCGTGGACGCCGATGTGGCGAACGCCTACAACGGCATCTACCAGTCGGTCGGCACCCCCGGCACTACGCCGGCGACCTCGCTGGTTCTGCTCCAGGCCAACCAGAAGCTCAACGAGGCTGCCGCGCCGATGTCGCCGCGCTACCTCACGGTCAACCCGGCTGCCAACGCCGGCTTGGTCGAGGGCATGAAGGGCCTGTTCAACCCCGTCAGCACCGTGAGCAAGCAGTTCAAGGGCGGCATGATGGGCGAGGGCATCCTCGGCTTTGACGAAATCGGCATGTCGCAGTCCATCAAGCAGTTCGTGACGGGTTCCCGTTCGGGCAGCATCACGGTGAACGGCACGGTGTCGGCTCAGGGCGCTAGCACCATTTCGTTCAACGGCACGACCGGCCACACCCTTGCGGTGGGCGATGTGTTCACCATCGCCAACGTGTTTGCGGTCAACCCGCAGACCCGCGAATCGACCGGCTCGCTCCAGCAGTTCGTCGTGACCGAAGCCAACACGGCTGCGGCCAGCGCGTTCACGAACGTGAAGATCAGCCCGGCGATCTACACCTCGTCGCACCCGCTTGCCACCGTGGATTCGTTCCCGCAGAACAGCGCCGTCGTGACCTTCGTTGGTGCCGCCAGCACCAGCTACCCGCAGAACCTCGCGTACCACAAGGACGCGATTTCGTTCGCCACCGCCGACCTCCTGCTTCCGCAGGGCGTTGACATGGCCTCGCGGCAGGTTCACAACGGCATCAGCCTGCGTATCGTGCGCCAGTACGACATCAACAACGACCGGATGCCTTGCCGCATCGACGTGCTGTACGGTTACGGAGTCATCCGTCCGCAGCTCGCCGCGCGCGTTTGGGGCTAATTCACCAACCCTTTCAGGAGATTTTCAAACATGCCTATCGCAAACGGAGCTGGTGGTTACCAGGTCGGCAACGGCAACTTCGATGAAGTGCAGTTTTCGCCGCAGTTGGCGCCTGTCGCCTACACCGGCACGACTGTCACCCTCGCGGCGAGCGATCTCGTCAACGGCCTTATCACGTCCACCAACGCTTCGGCGGTCGGCTTCACGCTGCCCACCGCTGCGCTGATGGATGCGGCGGAGCCGAACATGGGCGCCAACTCGGCGTTTGAGTTCGTCATCGTCAACCTGGGTTCGGCCTCGGGTGCGGTGACGCTTAACGGCGGCACGGGCTTCTCGGTGGTGGGTTCGGCCACGGTCGCCATCAGCACTTCGGGGCGCTACCGCGCTCGCAAGGTGACTGACGGTACTTGGGTCGCCTACCGCGTGTAACGGCTTGCGGCCCCTGCGTCTGACCGACGCGGGGGCCGCTCCTTATCAGGAGAACTTCGATGCCCAATTCCAAGCCTGTTGGCGTTGCATACGCCGACCCGGCACTTGAGTCCGGCACCACTATCGCCCCCGCTGCGCTGACCGAGAACGGTCTGTTTGCGGGTGCGGTGGTGCAGACGCACAGCGTTACCGTGGCCACGACCGGCAACACCGACAACGCCATCATCGCGCCCTTCAACGGCGTGATTACGGCGGCGATGTTTTCGGGCGCGGATGCGTTGGCGGCCAACAACACCAACTTCATTACGTTCAGCATCACGAACCTGGGCCAAGCCGGCGCGGGTTCGACGGCGGTGCTTGCGGCTACGGCTGCGAACACCACGCAGGTCACGGGCGGTTCGGCGCTGGTCGCCAACGGTCGCCGCGACTTGGCGCTGAACGGCACGGCGGCGAATCTCGTCGTCGCGCGTGGTGATCGGTTGCGTGTCCGCGCGGCTGCTACCGGCACGCTCGCCAACACGGTGACTATCCCGGTCTACGCGCTCGTCATCGCACCGGCCTGATGCACTTCTACCTGCGCCATCCGCGGCACGGCAACAAGGTGGCCATTTCCGAAATGGAAATGGCCGCCGACTTGCGTAACGGGTGGTTGCAGTACGACCCGCAGGAG